CCCGGGTCGGTGACGCGACGCCGGGACCACCTGTGCTCGTCAGCCTACGTGTGGGGTGTGACCGTCAGAGGGTGAAGGTGCCAGACCATGGAGTTTTGGTCTCATCGCCTTGCACACCCGAGTAGAGCACCCACTGGACGCTGTCCCCGTCGACCGTCACGAATACGTCTACCGGCATGTCGTTCTGCGTGTCGATTCCGACGCAATCGTTGCCGTCTGCCCACTCAGATCGGGTGACGGTCGAGCACTCTACGGAGACGATCCAGAAACGGTGACTGGCCCGGGCGACGCTACGGTCAATCCTCCTATCCACGTCAGGCACGCTGATCGGTTGCACAGTCGTCGTGGGGGCAGCCGCAGCTGCCTTGACCGCGTGCGGGCTGCCGCTCCCGTGACCCTGGAGCGCCGAGATGACGATGATCGCGAAGACGACCAACACGAGCATGCCGCCGAGGCCGATCCCGCTTCTGCCGTTGCGCCTGCTCACAGCGTAAGTGTACGCCGGTAGCCGCGACACGGCAATAGGTGTGTCTTCACGCTGGCGGGGATGGCTGACAGTTGGCTCCCTGACCCGGAGGACTACGCGCCGCCGTTCAACGGCGACCTGATCCCCGACACGTTCAAGCGGGCGTCGGCGAAAGCCAAGGCCGCGGCCGAGGCTGACACCACGGCACCGGAACAGCCCGCCGCGGCCGACCAACCCGACCCGTTGCAGGAAGCGGAACGGCAGGACGAGACACCCGGACCCTATCCGCCGCCCGCACCGACCGTCACCGGCGACCAGGTCACCCAATCCGTGTACCTCGGAGGCATCACCCAGTGATCACCACCAGCACCCTGATCCTGGTCCTGATCATCCTGGCGATCCTCGCCCTCATCGTGTTCATCGTCCGGCGCGTCTGATGGCCTCCGACCTGTCCGCCGACGACCGGAAGGCGCTCGCCAAGCGGGGGCTTGCTCTCCCGGACGGGTCATACCCGATCCCGGACCTCGAACATCTGAAGTCGGCGATCCAGTTGCGCGGCCACGTCCCCCCGGCACAGGCCGCCGCGTTGCGGGCCCTCATCATCAAGCGGGCGAACGAGCTCGGCCATCCCGAACTGATCCCCGACGACTACAAGACCACCTCCAAGGGCCAGTCGACGCATGCGGAACCCGCCGGCGGTGTCACCACCATCCGCGACGTCGAAATCCTGAAAGTCGGGAACTGGCACTCCGGGCTCTCCGGACGAGTCCCCATCACCGACGACGACCTCGACGCCATGGTCCAGGCCGCCACCGACGCCGAGATCGACCAAGCCCCGTTGAAGATCGGCCACGTCGACCCGAGGTTTGACGGCGAACCCGCCCTGGGGTGGCTGTCCAACGTCCGCCGGCAAGGCTCGTCGCTGGTCGCCGACATCGCCGACGCCCCCGCCAAAATGGCCGACCTCATCCAAACCGCCTTCAAACGCCGGTCCGCCGAGATTGCGTGGGGTGTGAAAACACCGTCCGGTCGCACGTACAAGGCGGCGTTGGCCGGGCTCGCCCTGTTGGGTGTGACCCCGCCGGCGATCAAAGGGTTGGCGGACGTCACGTCCCGCTACTCCGGCGCCGCCGAGGCGGACAGCTTGGAGCGGGTCACGATCATCGACGGCCGAGACAGCGAACTCGAGGAACTCGAGGCGTCCGCCTTGTCCGCCCAGGCAGCGTTCGAGGCCCGGAAAGCGTTCCTTGCGGCCGGTAGCCGCGACACGCCACAAAACGTGGCGGACACTTCCAGTAATGCGACTTTCTCAGGAGGAGACTCTGTGCCGCTGACCGATGACCAGGTGCGCGAGCAGCTCGGTCTTCCCGCCGAGACGGCGGTGACGGACAAGCTCCGTGACGCCGCTGTGGCGCTCAACCAGTCCGCCGCCGCCGGCGCTGTCGAAGAGGCCGCCAACGCCGCCGCTGCCGGCCAGACGGCCCCCACGTCAACGTCCACGCCGCCGCCGGCCACCGATCCGGCGCAGCCCGCGCCGCCGGCCGCGCAGCCGCCGGCGGCGCCTGCCACAGGCCTTGCCGCCGCCCCCCTCGTGAGTGTCGACTCCGCCGCGTTCGCCCAACTCCAGGCCGACGCTGCCGCCGGACGCGAAGCCATGCGCCGCATCGAGGCCGACGAACGCGAAAAGACCCTGCAGGACGCCCTCCTGTCCGGTCGGATCGCCCCCGCCAACGTCGACCAGTGGCGGGCCGCCTACGACGCCAACAAGGAGCACACCGTCAATCTCCTGTCCGGCCTGCCGCAGGCATTCTCCACCGTCACCCAGTTCTCCGGCGCCACCAACGCCACCGGCAAGACGGTCGACGAGAACGGCTTCACCGAAGACGACTGGGCCCGCATGCAGCGGGAACTCAACCTCTAGGAGCTGGCAGTGGCCAACGAATGCATCCCCTACTTCGCCGGCGCCAAGCAGCTCACCGCTGTCGCCGGAACCGGCGGAATTAACGGCAAACGGTTCGTCGCCGGATCCGGCGCCCTTGCCGCCGGGCTCGGCACCGACGGCGGAGTCCCCACCGTCGTCCTGCCCGCCGCCGGCGCCGGTGTTGCCGGTGTCGCCGCCCAGGACACCGCAGCCGGCCTTCCCGGCGGCGTGTGGTTCATCGGTGTCGTTCCCGTCACCAGTTCCGCGGCGATCACCGTCGGCCCGGTCATGACCGACGCCAACGGCTACTGCCTCCCGTGGACCACCGGCAACCAGGTCGCCGGCTACGCCATCGCAACCGCCGCCTCCGGGGCGGACGCCATGATCCAGCTCCAGGCTGGCTGAGAAAGGACCCAGTAAGCCATGCCTTGGACCAGCAACTCGCCGATTACTCCGTACCCGCAGCCGGCCCCCACCGTCTCCGGTGTCAACGAAACCGTCTCCGTCTACCTGAACAACCCGCTCAGGTTGCAGAAGGCGATCATGGACTTCACGGTCATGCGGTTCGTGATGCCGCACATCTTCACCCAGGCCCCCGCCGCCACCGGCGGCGCCGTCGTGTACGACCAGATCCTGGGGACGTTCTTCTTCCTCGACCGGGACGTCCAGTCGATCCGGCCCGGCTCGCAGTTCCCGATCCTCGCGGGTGGCGAGCAGCTTCCGTCCACCGCGGCGGTGCAGAAGCTCGGCGGCGAGGTCATGCTCACCTACGAGGCAGTCCGGCGTGACAACCGGAACCTGCTCGCCCGTGAGCTGCGCCGGCTCGGCAACAACGTCGTCCGTTACGTCGACGCCGCCGCCGTCGCCGCCCTCAACGCCGCCCCCATCTACACGGCCACCGCCGCGTCCGGCGGCTGGTCGACCGGCACCAACGACCCGCTCGCCGACATCGCGACCGCCGCCGAAATGGTGTACGGCCCCGACCTCGGCTACGTCCCCGACGTGATGCTGGTCAACCCGCTCGACCATTCCCACCTGGTCAAGAACACGACGCTGCGGTCGGCGCTGCCCCGTGAGAACATCAACATCGGGGTCACCACCATCGGCGCCGACCACGAACCGCACGGCGGCGACATCCCCAACCCGATCAAGGGCGGTTTCCTCAACGTCCTCGAAGGATTGAACATTTACCTGACCAACCGGGTGCCGTCCGGGACCGTCTACATCCTCGACTCGCAGAACTGCGGCCAGTACTCGGACGAGATCCCCGAGTACTACAGGGTGATCGACGAGCCCCGCGAGGAGACGTACTACATTCACGGCGCCCGGATCATGGTCCCGTTCGTCACTGACCCGCTCGCCTGCGTCAAGCTGACTGGAGTCTGATCGATGCCTCGCATGATCCCGCTGCCCGGCCACGTCGTCATGTGGAACACGTGGGACTCGGACCGGCGTGTCACCGACCATCACACGGCCCGCGGCGCTCTGATCGGACCGCACGGCCAGGTCATCCGCGACGCGGATGTTGTCGACGTGTCGGAGGATGTGCTCGCCCAGGTCGACGCGGTCCGGCAGAAGGAGTACCGGACGAACGAGCTGGGAACCCATTTCGACCCGAAGGCCGGCGCTGTCCGCTGGGTGCCGGAGGACGAGTACGAGGGGTACTTGTCGGAAGAGGCGGAGCAGGCCGATCCGGTCAACCGGTTCTCGGACGCCGAGATCAAGGCGTGGAAGCTGGATACGATCGTGTCGCAGGTGAACACGGTGCCGGGTCTCGCTGAGCGGGTGTTGAAGTTGGAGAACGATCGTGCTTACACCCGGAAGCAGGTCGTGGAGCATTGCGAACGGGTGATCGACGCCGAGAAGGGCCGCGACGTCTCCCTCAAGCCCGCCGACGACGAGTAACCGGGAGCTGCCGTGAGCAGCAACGATTACGACCTCGGACCTGATCAGCCGACCCCGACGGATGCGAATATTCTGTGGGGGGCGACGATCGACGGTGTCTCCAACAAGCTTCCGACCCGCGCCGCCGCCGGCATCCAACTTGACGTCGGCCGGGCGGTCGACAATCTGGAGACCATCTCGGGGCTGGTCGTGGCCCGTGTCGGCGCCCCTGACGCTATCCCGCCTGTCCTGACCACGTTGGCTGCCCGGGTGGTCGAGTACGGGGCGGCGGCCCTGTTCGAGCAGCAGGACTTCCCGGAGGCCTCCACCTCCGACACGTCGAACGCGGCCGTCTTGTGGAAGCAGTACGAGGACCTCCTGCAGCAGCTTGAGGACGGTGTCGAGGCGGTCGGCGGCGAACCGAACGTCCAGTTGCGCCCGATCTTCACGTTCGACCCGCCATACATGGTCCGTTACCGCGAGTTCTGATGCCAGTCCACATCCGGTTTTCGTTTCTCGGTGAGCAGCAGGTCGACCGCACTCTGTTGGGGTTCGCGGACCGGGCCCGCGACATGCGCCCCGCGTGGGACGAGCTCGAGAAACGGTTCACCGAATGGGAAGAGGACTGGTTCGCGTCGGAGGGTAACGGTACGTGGGCGCCGCTGTCACCGTCGTATCGGGCGTGGAAAGAGAAGCACTTTCCGGGCGAACCGATCCTGCACCGGGAAGGGATCCTTGAACGGTCGGTGACGAAACCAGCGATCGCGGTCAAGGAACCGACGTACGCGATTTTCGGGACCGACGACCCGGTCGCCGGGTTCCATCAGCGCGGCGGCGGCCATCTCCCGGTGCGCCGGGTGATCGATCTGGCGGAGGACGAACGGCAGGAGTGGGTGCGTGCCGTGCAACGGCACCTGCTCAACGAGGAAGGAGGCGAGCTGTGACGTATCCGATGGATGACCGGGCCGACGATGACACCGGCCAGATGGACGAAGGCGTCAACCTGCTCTACCCGCCCGGGTTGAACATCGACCCGACCCCCGACTCGCAGACCGCGGACGGCGGGGTCGACACCCCCGACCCGTTCTCCACCGACGAAGAGCAGCAGTACACGGCCGGCGCCGGCGGTCCTGTCGACACCGGCATCATGTACCGGCCGCCGTGGCCGATCACCCGCGCCCCCGGCACCGTCCGCACGATCGCACCCGGCCGGATCATCCCGATCAACCCGTGGGATCCGGTCATCGCTTTGCTGTCGGGCCGGCAGCTCGCCATGCTCAACAGGCAGACGGCGGTACGCCAGGCCGCGGCCATGTACAACGACGACCCCCACGCCGACTGATGCTTGGCATGACCGGGGCCGTCGGCCTCGTCCTCGCACGCCTACAAGCCGAGCTGCCCGCCAAGATCACCGAAATCTCGACCCGGTACAGCCTCCCAGCCGGCCAGTTACAGACCCCCGCCAGCTACATGGTCAACATGTACGACCGGATCGAACTCGCCCAGTTCCCCGCCATCCAGATCGCCCCACGCGCCGAGGGCGCCCCGGCCATGATGGACCAAGACCAAGGCGTCTTCGTCTACAAGGTCGGCTACGACATGCGCATCTACCTCGAGGTGCGCGGCCTCGGCTACGACCAGGTCGAGCAGCGCCGCCAACTGACAACCCTGGGGATCCGGGAAGTGCTGTTCTCGACACCGCAGCTCGGCGCCGCCCCCGACATTTTCGTTGTGCCCGGCTCGGTGCGGTCCACGTATTACGGGATCGGCGAGATCGACGCGAAGGACCAGCGGGCGATAGCCGCGACATACACCGACCTGACAGTGATGGTGGAGGAGATGACCGAGCTGCCGTCGCCCTGGCCGTACACGGCTGACACGATCGTGAGCACGGTCGGGCCGATGCCCGCCGAGAACACTGTCACTTGGGAGCGCCTGTCGTGAACGTCCGCAACGTCCGCGACACCCCCTGCGTCATCGACGACCAAGGACACACCCTCGCCGGTGGCACGGTCGCCGACCTCGACCCGGACACGGACCGCGTCAAGACCGCGGTCGCTCTCGGCTGGCTCCGCCTCGAACCGCCGCTCAACCCGCAGCCGCCACAACCCGTCCAGCCTGGAGGTGGCAGCTGATGCCTGTCGGTGTCGTAGTCTCCACGTCGACCATCCCGACGGCGGGCAGCAACGCCCCTGTCACCGGATCCGCGTACTTTCTCACCGGACTCACCCAACGCGGCAACCCCAACAGCCCGGTCCATCTCCTTTCGCTCCTGCAAGCCCAAACGTTGCTCGGCGAACGTGTCACCTACGGGTTCGCGTGGGACGACATGCAAACGTTCTTCGGTGAGGGCGGCACCGACCTGTGGTTCCAGCGGGTCGTCGGCCCCAACGCGACGGCCGGGTCGATCACTCTCAACGACCAGACGACCCCGACATCGATCCCGACCCTCCAACTGTTCGCCGGCGCCCCGACCATCGACCCCATGTCCGGTGTGTCCCTCGGGAACGCGAAAGACCCCGGCGACTGGTCGACCGGTATCAGCGTCCAGGTTGTCGCGTCAGCTATCGCCGGCCAGTGGAAACTGCTCGTCTTCTACCAGGGTCTGCAGGTCGAAACGTTCGGCCCTTACGGCGACGTCGCGACCGCCGTCGCGGCGATCAACAGCACCTCCGGCTACCTGTACGCCGTCAACCTGTTCTCCGCCGGCGCCAGCCCGAACCCGGCAGTCATGTCTTCCTCGTCGGCCCTGACCGCCGGGAACGACGACCGCACCGACATCACCGCCAACTCGTACACCGCGGCACTCGCGAACTTCCCGCCCGGCCTCGGCCCCGGCGCCGTCAGCATCCCCGGCATGGACGCCTCCCTCGTTGGCACAGCCCTCCAAGCGCACGGCACCGCCAACAGTCGCCTCCCGATCCTGTTCGGCACCCAAGGCATGTCCCAAGCCGCCGTCCAGGCCGCCGCCGCACCGTTCCGCGGGCAAGGCGGCGGACAAGAGAACGGCGGCTACTTTTGGCCGTGGGTCACCATCCCCGACGGTGCCGGCGGCCAACGAGTCATCTCCCCCGCCGGATACATCGCTGGGTTGCGGTCCCGGACCGTCGCCCAGATCGGCCCGTGGCAGGCCCCCGCCGGCAACTGGGGCGCCGCCCAGTTCATCTCCGGATTGGACCCGGCCTCCGGGATTGTCACGGACGCGATCGGCGACGCCCTCAACGACGAGTCCGTCAACGTCATCCGACCGAAAGCCGGGATCCGCCTGTTCGGCTGGCGGTCCCTGTCGACCGACCAGACGAACTGGAAGCTCCTCAACCAGGCCGACACGATGAACGTTGTCGGCTTCCAGATTCAGCAGGCTCTGCAGGTGTACGACTTCGCGATCATCGACGGTCTCGGACAGTTGGCCGCCGCGGCCGACAACACGGTCCTGTCGGTCCTTGAACCGTTGATCACCGCGAACGCCCT